AAACAATAATAACGCACGAACTGTGTATGTGTCTAGCACATCCTCATCATCACCATTTGGGATTTTAATTGGATACACAGGTGCAGCACCAAATGGAACAGGTAATCCTTTCTTAGAGTGCGAAGACACGGGGGCGCAACGCGCCGCAATCCGCTCCAACGGCGGCATCGCCAACTACAGCGCCAACGATGTCAACCTCTCAGACCGGCGTGAGAAGACCAACTTCGCACCGGCCAAGTCGTATCTTGACACCATCTGCGCCATCCCGGTTCAGACCTTCAACTACATCGACCAGTCTGAAGATGATCCCGGCCTGACCCTTGGTGTGGTGGCGCAGGATGTTCAAGCAGTTGCGCCTGAGTTGGTGATGGAGAGCAATTGGGGTAGCAAAGAAGAACCCAAAATGCGCCTGTCGATCTACCAGACCGATTTGCAATATGCGCTGATGAAGTGCATCCAAGAACAGCAAGCCATCATCACCGACCTCCGCGCTCGCGTAGCGCAACTTGAATCTAAAGGAGTTTAAAAATGAGCGCAACATTTCAATGGATAGTCGAATGGATGCAGACAACCCCTACCACTGCTAGTCCATCAGAGGCCGTTTTACAAGTCGGCTGGCGCTGCAACGGCGAACAAGAGGACAACGGCAAAACCTATACGGCAACCGTCTACTCGACCTGCTCACTCCCACCGGCAGACCCCCAGAACTTCACGCCCTACGCTGATTTAACGCAAAATCAGGTTCTTGGCTGGTGCTATGCGAACGGTGTTGATCAGGCATCTGCCGAGGCCGCAGTGCAGAGCAATATCGACAATCAGATCAACCCGCCGGTCATTCAACCTCCGCTACCTTGGAATGATTGACTTATCCAAGACCATTGGAGCGGTTGCTGCCAGCGTAGCTGCGTTAGGCGGGGGGTATACCTTGAAATGAATTACCTGCTTGCCGTCGTCATAATTATGGTGGCGGCTTTGATGCTGACTCTTGCGGAGATCGCGCAATGATTCCTGTTGTCGCTGGCATTATTTCCACCCTGCTTCAGAACAACCTGCCAAAGGTAGCGCAGGCTGTCGTGGACAAAGGTCTGGATTACGTCCAAGAGAAGACCGGGATGGAACTTAAGCCGGATATGTCTCAGGACGATATTAAGGCGCTGCGTGATCGTGCAATGCAGCATGAAGAGTTCATGGTTGAGCAGGCCAATAAGAACACTGCCGATGCTAGAGCCATGCAGGTTGCTGCGCTAAACCAGTCAGACCTGTTCTCTAAACGGTTTGTAATGTATCTGGCGATGTTCTGGTCTGTCACGGCGGTGCTGTATATCTTCCTGATTACGTTCACGACAATTCCAGATCTAAATGTGCGGTTTGCCGACACTATCCTCGGGTTCTTGCTTGGGACTGTAGTAGCTACAATTCTGAACTTCTTTCTGGGTTCGAGCGCGAGCAGTAAAGAGAAAACTGAAGTGTTGGCAGGGATGAAGAAATGAAATCAACTTGGACAATAGCGTTTGAACACCTGCTTAAATCCGAAGGCGGGTTTACAGATGACCGGAGAGATCCAGGTAACTTTTTACCAGATGGCCGATTGGGCTGTACTAATCTAGGCGTAACTCAACACGCCTGGGAAAACTACATAGGCCGGAAAGTTACACAAGAAGAAATGAAAGCTCTAACCCCGGAGATGGTTAACCCGTTCTATAAACAGAAATACTGGGATACCATTAGAGCCGATGACTTGCCCGGCGGGATCGACTACATGGTGTTTGACACCTGTGTAAATTCAGGCCCGGGGAGGGCTGTCAGGATTCTTCAGCAATGTGTTGGTGCTAAGCCGGACGGTGTTATCGGCCCAGCAACGCTGGCAGCAGTGTCTAACGCTAACCTAGATAAGCTGATTGAAGACTACAGTGAAGCCCGGTTAAACTTCATGCAAAGCCTCACCGGCTGGGCTGTATACGGCAAAGGCTGGGAGCGCAGGGTAAACGAAGTAGCAGAACTGGCCGACCACCTTACGCAGGCATAGTATGCTCAAGAAATTCCTGATGAAGCCTGGGGTAAACCGTGAAAACACACGATATACAACAGAGGGTGGCTGGTATGAGTCAGATAAAGTGCGTTTTCGCCAAGGAACGCCAGAAAAAGTAGGTGGCTGGGTCCGCATCTCTGCTAATACCTTTTTAGGTGTCTGCCGTTCACTGTTTGTTTGGGCTGTGCAAACAGGCGAGACGCTTCTTGGTGTTATGACCGCACGCAGACAATACGTGTCGTCTCAAGGCGTATATGCAGATATCTCTCCCTACTCCGGACTGCTGTTAGGCGTTACTTCCATCACCGCCACTCCCGGTTCTAGCGAAGTGACCGTTGTAGGAAGTTTTCCCAATCAAGATCCGTCCACTCCCTGGGTTGGGGCATGGGTGGAATTTTACGGCGCTGGGAGTTGCGGCGGGAATATCAATGATTTAAATAACCGGAAGTTCGTGATTACGCAGGTTACGAATCCATCCGGCACATTTAAATTTGATTATGGTGCTGCTGCAAACGCAAGCGACACTAACAACGCTGTAAACCCTGGTGTTACGTTTTCTACTTATTCCGAGCCCGCTTGGAGCCAATATGCAAGTCAGGCAAACTTTGGGTCTGACTTGGTATATGCCTATCGCGGCGGGCAGATGGTTTCTTGGAGTTACAAGTACGCTTTCGTAGTCCCGAATAATGTTGTGACATTTACTGTTGGCACGCCGGGAAGAGTTAATACTGTCGCTTCTTATGCTGGCAGAACAAACACTACCGGGGAAACTCTGCCTGTTCAGTTCTTAACTACAGGCTCTTTGCCCACCGGCTTATCCACAGGCACAACTTATTATCTCCAACTGGTTAGTAACGCCATCCGGAATCAGTTTTACATCTGGACTAACTCTACGTTTTCAGGGTCTGCGATAACTCTGTCAGACACGGGCTCGGGAACTATCACAATTGATATTAGCGGCGACTATGTAAAAGATTCCGGCACCGCAGCTAATTCGCCTGAAGCGGTGAACTATGTAGCTATTTCCGATGTATATAGGTTTGTATTTGCGTTTGGGGTGAATGATTACGGCATTACAGCGGGGTCTATCCCGGGGCCTAGCCCAGCTCTTATCTCCCCCATGCTAATCCGTTGGTGTGATCAGGAAAACATTACCGACTGGACTCCCCGGGCCACTAATCAGGCTGGCAGCCTTACGCTCTCAAGAGGCTCTGAGATCATCACCGCCTTACAGGGGCGGCAAGAGATGATCGTCTGGACTGATGCAGGCGTTTATTCTCTCCAGTACCAAGGCCCGCCAACCGTCTGGGGTGCTCAGTTAATTGGTGAGAATACTTCTATCGTTAGTCAGAACTGCGCTGCTTATGCGGCAGGCATAGCTTTCTGGATGGGCAAAGACAAGTTCTACAAATACGATGGCCGGGTTCAGACGCTTCGTTGTGACCTCAGACAATATATCTTTAGTGATATAAACACCGCTCAGTACGATCAGGTGTTTGCAGGGACGAACGAAGGGTTTAATGAAGTCTGGTGGTTCTACTGTTCCGCAGAGTCTTCAGTAATTGACCGATACGTCATTTATAACTACCTGGAAGACATCTGGTACTACGGAAACATGGGTAGAACTGCGTGGGCAGATTCAGGTCTACGGGACTACCCTATTGCTGCTACGTACTCTAATAACATCGTAGATCATGAGAAAGGGGTGGACGACAACATTACAGGAACTCCTGTGGCGATTACAGCCTCTATCACCTCTGCTGAGTTTGATGTTGATGATGGTGACAGGTTTGTGTTTATACGTAGGGTTCTGCCTGATTTAACCTTCCGGGGTTCTACTACAGGCTCTCCGTCTGGTGTTTTAACTTTCTATCCTCTTAAGAACTCAGGTTCTGGTTATAGCTCGCCGGAGTCAGAAGGCGGAGATAACTTTGCGACTGTCACGCGGACGGCGACGGTGCCTGTTGAGGAGTTTACCGGGCAGGTTTATATTCGCCTGAGAGCAAGACAGTTGGCGATGAAGTTTGAATCTACCGGGCTAGGAGTAAACTGGCAGCTTGGTGCCATGCGTTTAGATCTACAGAACGACGGCAAGGCTTCTGGTTCAGGCGTGTCCGGGGGTTAAGGTGCTAGTCACAACCGACTATGAATTAGTAAAGGTACAGCCTCCTGCGCTACCCAATGCCGTCCCAGAGTATTCTCAGGCATACCAGAACCAGTTAAACAATATTCTCCGGCTCTATTTCAACAGGCTTACCAGCCTATTGGGGCAGCTTATGGCTTCTGGCAGCACTGACACGATTCCGGTATCAATAGGCGGCACAAACGTTGATGCGTTCGGTCGGGTGCGGGCAAGCCAACCTTACACCCTGTTTGATAGTCAAAACCGATACGCAGCCGATACTCAGTATTCCACCACCATCACCGGAACCGGGAATACCGTATTTCAAAATAACCAGTCTGTACTAGACCTTACCATCTCATCTAGCGGGGTGGGCTCTGTTACTAGACAGACCTATAGAAAGTTCCCTTATCAGCCCGGAAAAGGGCTATTGGTGCTTGCTACATTTGCAATGAGCACACCTGCTACCGGCCTACTCCAACAGGTGGGGTACTTCAACTCACAGAATGGCGTGTTCTTTCAGGTCAACGCAACAAGCGTTCAGTTTGTTTTGAGAAGCTATGGAACTGGTAGTGTCGTTAATACTACTGTCAATCAGGCAGACTGGAACGGAGATCCATTAAACGGAACCGGAGCAAGTGGTTTAACGCTAGACGTTACTAAAGCTCAGATTCTGTGGATGGACTTTGAATGGCTAGGCGTAGGTTCAGTCAGGTGTGGATTCATTATTAACGGGCAATACATTGTTTGTCACACGTTTAATAATGCAAACATTATTAATACGACATATATGACCACGGCAATTCTGCCGATCACATATGTTATTGAAGCTTCTACTGTGGCTCAAAACGCCACCATGAAACAAATCTGCTCTACTGTTATATCCGAAGGCGGGTATGAACAGTATTCCAGAGGATATATAGCAAGACGACCTACAGCTTTAACCGGCATCTCTACAACCTTCGTCCCGTTAGTTTCAGTGGCCTTAGAAGATGGAACCACTACAGGTGTAAATCTGACGGGTTCTGTTGTCCTCCCGGCAAGGGTTCAGGTGTTTCCTCTTGCCAATCAAAGTTATGAGATTGCGCTAATTCAAGGCGGGACTCTCACTGGGGCATCTTGGGTTAATTTAAACAACGCCCAAGGGACTGGAACGATCTCAGGGACTACCTTGACTATTTCTGCTATGACCTCTGGGGCATTCGCAACTGGGCAGCAGATCTTTGTTTCGGGGTTTGGTGATGCTTATATTAAGAAGCAACTATCAGGCACCACCGGTGGCGCTGGGACATACGAATTAAGCTCTAGA